GAAGTTGAACCTATTGCCTTTAGGAACAACTTATTGACTAAAACTGATAAGCAAGTTTCTTGGTTTCAGAATGTTCATCCTGACTTGGATGATGTGATGGTTGATCTCTATTCAACAAAACCAAACTTTGTTGTTGGTTTGTTAAGTGAGGATGAGGTTATTAATGGTTCAGTTACAGAAGACTGGGCTGCGCATAATGGTTTGAGAATGGATAAGTCACCTGGCTATCCATATAACAAACTGTCTAGTGGCAAGCCCGGAAAAACTGCTTACTTTTCATTAGTTGATGGACGCCACGTTGTTGATAGTCCTTTCTTACGGAAGAATCTTGATGAGAGAGAAGAGGATGCCAAAGTTGGTCTCGTAAAGAGGAACAGCATTTGGATGGATTGTTTGAAGGATGAATTGAGAGCAAACGAAAAAGTCAGCACTGGTGCAACACGCATTATAAATGCTCCCCCACTTGATCAAATGATGATGGTTGGAAAGTACATGGGTGCTTTTAGGAAACATTTTATGGATCCTAAAAATCAAGGTTTTCAGTTTGAGTCTGCTCTAGGAATTGATGCGAATAAATTCTGGGCTGAGCTGGCTGTTGAAATGTCAGGATGTCGTGTTTTTGGGATTGATTACAAACAGTATGATTCTACGATTCATGCCCACTTCTGGGAAAAATTTGCAATTTGTTTGAATTCTTGGTACAAGAAATTTGATCCAAATTGGAAAGCAGAGGATGATTTGGTTAGAAAAACCCTTTGTTATGAAGGAGCTCACACTTTACACATCTTTGAGGATGAGTTGTATTATGATCACCATGGCAACCCATCAGGTTTCCCTGGAGGATTCACAACTATTTTCAATATCTTTGTTAATAGTTACATCTCTAGAGTTGCTTTTTCAAGACTTGGACATCATCCTGGAGCTTTCAAAGATCATGTTTTGGCTCTGTTTTTGGGTGATGACAATGTACAAATTGTTCGTTCAGACATTAATTATGATCGCGTTCTCTTGGCAACAACAGCAGCCGAATTGCGCATGAAAGTAACCATGCCAGACAAATCGAATACTATCACGCCTTATGATACTTTCGAAACAATCACCTTTTTGAA